TTTTACTACAACAATGAAATCAAAACCATTGATTATTGCTAAAATGGAAGAATATACTCGTGAAAAGATGGTAAAGATAAAATCTACACGATTAATTGATGAACTTTTTGTATTTATATATAAGAATAGTAAAACTGAAGCATTAGACGGATATAACGATGACCTTGTTATGTCCTATTCTATTCTTCTGTGGATAAGGGATACGGCTATCCGTATTCAATCAGAGAGAAATGAGTTTCAGAGTAGTTTGGTTGGTGCGATTGGAAACCTAAATGGTAATACAACTGTAATGACACCATCTGCTCCGAAGGATAATCCGTATAAGGTAAAACTTAATAACGGTGAAGAAGAAGATTTAAGTTGGCTATTGGGGTAAAACATGGCAGATAATTTATTTACAAGACTTGGAAGATTATTTCAATCTAATGTAATCATTAGAAAAACAGACGATAATCGTTTGGTGGTAAAGGATTTAGACTTTACACAAACAAGTTTAACATCAAATTTTATTGACCGATATCAGAGGTTAATACAAAACACATATTCAAATCCATATTCGGTTGCTCAAAATAGACGAGCTGCTTATGAGATTAGAAAACACGACTTGTTCAAAGATTACGAGTTGATGGATCAAGACCCGATTATTGCTTCTGCCCTTGACATATATTCAGACGAAAGTACGGTTACAAATATTGAAGGTGAAATTCTTAAAGTAAAAAGTGAGAATACAAAGGTACAAAAGATTTTACACAATCTATATTACGATGTAATTAACATTGAATATAATTTGTGGAGTTGGATTCGTAATATGACTAAGTATGGTGATTTTTATCTTCAGTTAGATATTGTAGATAAGTACGGAGTGGTAAATGTGAAACCTATTTCTGCTTATGATATCACACGACTAGAAGACCACGATCCTGCTAACCCACAATTAATTCAGTTTGAGATTAATAGTGAGAAAAAAGAAATAAAAGAAAATTATGAGATGGCTCACTTTCGTGTTTTATCCGATACGAACTTTTTACCATATGGGCGCTCAATGTTAGAAAATGGAAGAAAGATATTCAAACAATTGACTTTGATGGAAGACGCTATGTTGATTCACAGAATTATGAGAGCGCCCGAAAAAAGAATCTTTAAGGTTGATGTTGGTAACATACCACAAAGAGAAGTTGAACAGTTTATGCAAAGAATCATCAATAAGATGAAGAAGACACCTGTTATCGACCAAAACACAGGTGAGTATAATTTAAAATATAATGTAGAATCAGTTACCGAAGATTACTTTTTACCTGTTCGTGGTGGAGATAGTGGAACAGAGATTGATACTCTACCAGGTCTTTCTAATAATGACCAAATAGAAGACATAGAGTATCTCAGAAATAAGTTGATGGCTAGTTTAAGAATACCAAAAGCTTTCTTAGGATATGAAGAAGGTTTAAGTGGTGGTAAAGCAACACTAGCTGCTGAGGATGTTCGTTTTTCTCGTACAATCGAAAGGTTACAAAAGATTATCGTAAGTGAGTTAACTAAAATTGGTATTGTCCATCTTTACTCACAAGGATTTAATGATTCTGATTTGATTGATTTTACATTAGAGCTACAAAATCCATCGATGATTCACGAACAAGAAAAGATTGAGTTAATGAGTCAACAACTTGATATTGCTGAAAAGGCAATAGACAGTAAACTATTTAGTAGAAAATGGATTTATGATAATATCTTTGATTTGAGTGATGAACAAAAGATTAACATCTATGAGGGTATCGTAGAAGACACAAAACAAAAGTTTAGACTAGAGGCGATAGAAACAGAAGGTAAAGATCCTGCTACAGAACCACCAGAAGAAGAGGGTGGAGAAGAAGACGATTTCGAAGTAAGTAGAAAAGGTGAATGGGGTGGTAGTGAAAAAGATCCTTTCAAAGATAGGGAAACGATGAAAGATAAATACGGTCACGAAAGTCTAAAAGACGTTGATAGGTCATATGGAAAGAGAGAATTTAAAGGTAAATCTCCTCTTGCCACATCAAAAGCTAGTACAGTAGTTGCTCGTGAGGGTATATTAGACCAACTTAAGAATAAGTTTCCTAAAAAGAAACCATCTATGTTGAGTGAAGATAACATAATAAAAGAGTAATTTACTACTTTATCTAAATTCTGTTATATTTATATATGAATAATTGTATCAAAATACTTTGGAATATTCTATGAGCAAATTTAAACACAGTAAGTTGAGAAACACGGGACTTCTCTTTGAATTCCTTTTAAGGCAAGTCACCGTGGATGTTTTGAACAAGAAAAAGGAATCACCAGCTCTTAAAATCATTAAAAAACAATTTAATGAACATACTGAGATAGGAAAAGAGTTGGCTTTGTACAATCTCATTATGACTAAAAAGTTTAAGTCGGACAAAAAAGCCGATTTCTTTTTATCTGAAGTCATAAGACAAAGGGGTAGATTAAACAATGCTACACTTCGTAGAGAAAAATACAATATTATTGCTTCTATAAAAGAATCTTATGATGTAAATCAGTTATTCAGTTCTAAAGTACCAAATTACAAAGTATTTGCTTCTGTATACAAATTATTCGAAGGTATAAATGAAATGGGAGCTGATGAAAAAACTGAAAGTTACTTTATTATTGTAGAAAATGTTACAACTGTAAAACATACTAAAAATAAATCTTACATACCTGAAGAGTTTAAAGATAAAGATTTAAGAATCCTTTCTTATAAAACACTTTTAGAAAAGTTCAATAAAAAATACACTAATCTTTCTGATGAACAAAAACATGTTCTTAAAGAATACATTAGTAATATTTCAAATACCAATAACTTTTCAATATTTGTAGAAACACAAATACCAAAACTTAAAAAGAAGTTAAATGGTAAAGTTAAGAAAGTAAAAGATAAAGTATTAAAAATTAAATTACAAGAAGCAATCAATTGTGTTGATAAGTTCTGTTTAAACGAATCAAAACAAACAGATGACAACTCTGTTGTTCAATTGTTGAGATACTATGAACTCGATAAAGAACTCTCCAAAGTTTGATTCCATAGTTAAGGAACTAGCAAACAAGTTATTTCAAAAAAAGTTGAGTGAAATCACTACAACTGCTAGTATAGATACTTATCAAACACCTTATGCTTTTAGTAAAAAAGGAATGAAAAAGAAGAGGAAGAAAAATATTGAAAAACAAACTGGATATAAGTTTGTTGATGAAGCTTTATCTAATGATGATTTGAAAAAGATAAAGAAAGAAATAAGAAAAGAAGTATCCGATATCCTTTTTGATATTTGGGTTAAACGAAGCTCTTGGGGAGGCAAATAAATGTCAAGATACGAAGCAGATCCTAATAATAGTAAAAAACAACAACCTAAAGCTATTCCAACGAGTGCTTATGGTAAAGTAATAACACCTGCTGAAGAAACAATACAAGATAGACCAAACCATGTTTTGGTAAACATGAATGGAACGTATGCTTTTGCTTATGTATCTGGTAGTGTTAGTACATACGAAACAGGTTCAGTTGTAGATGATGCTGCCGGTCCTATTCGTTTAGATATCAATCCGGTTGCTTGGAGACAAACAGATGCTGCTGGTTCTGTTGGTGACGTAACATTTGTATACACAGGAAACGTAGGGTAATAAAATGAATAAAAAATTATTAGTAGATGTAAGACCATTCGAGATTTCTCGTGATAAGATAAATGAATCTATCAAAGAAAACGATGGTCGTTTAATAGTAAAGGGTGTGCTACAGAGAGCTGAATCAAAAAATCAAAATGGCCGAGTTTACCCACGAGAAGTATTATTAAAAGAAGTTTCTAAATATTTAGACGAACAGGTAGCTGAAAGAAGAGCACTCGGAGAACTCGACCATCCAGAATCTTCTGTAGTAAATTTAAACAATGCTTCACATAATGTGATTGAGATGCATTGGGACGGTGATGACCTTTTAGGAACTGTAGAGGTTCTATCCACACCAAGTGGAAACATATTAAAAGAACTATTTAAATCAGGTATCAAACTTGGTATTTCATCAAGAGGATTAGGTTCAGTAGAGCCTGTAAATGAAAAGAATGGTGAAGATGGAACTGTTGAGGTTCAGCCAGACTTTGAACTCATCGCTTTTGATTTTGTATCCAACCCATCCACACACGGTGCTTTTATGAGACCTGTTAATGAAGGTGTGGAAAAACAAAAACCTGAAACAAAGATTGAATCTATTATTAACTCTATAATGAGGGGATAATAATGAAAGATATTATTGAGATAAATGGTAAGAAATATAAAAGAATAAAAGAGGGTGGTCCTGGTAGTGGTAGACCAAAGGGTGGTAAGATGAGTAAATCTGAAAAACAAAGACAAAAAGCTGATGATTATGCTCAAGATACAATGAAGAAGAAAAAACCCAAAAAATTCAAAAAAAATTACCCATCTCATCTGGCAAATTTAGAGTTCTAAAATGCCATCGGTTTCCAAAAAACAACAAAAGTTTATGGGAATTGTTCGGTCTATCCAAAAGGGTGAACAACCCGCAAGTAAATTTTCCAAAGATGCTCAAGATGCTGCTAAGAAGATGAAGAAGAGTAGTGTGAAGAAATATGCTAAAACCAAACACGATGAAAAAAAAAAAAAAAAAGAGTCTCTATCAAAATCACAGATTAAAAAAATGAGAGATGAGTTTGATAAAAC